AGGGGATAACACTTGGTGAAAACCAAATGAGAATAGCAAAGAACATTGATAGTCAAGAAGTAACAAATAGTGTTCTTAATACAAAAAGGTTTATACAGGATAGATTAACTACTGGAGGATATTAATGGCTAATGTTCTCAGAACTGTATATACCAACTTTTCAAGTGGTGAACTTAATCCATTACTAAATGCTAGAACAGATGCTTCAGCATATTTTAATGGAGCAAAGACATTAAGAAACTGGTATCTATTAGATGAAGGTGGATTAATGCGTAGACCTGGAACTACATTTAAATCACAGTTACCAGGTGCTTCTAGAATTATACCATTTATATTTTCAAATGATGAAATGGCAGTTTTTTCTTTATCTAATAATAGATTAGATGTTTTTGATAGTACTGGTGCATCTATACAATCAAATATAACTACAAATTGTAACTGGACTACAGCACAGTTATTTGAATTAAACTATGCACAGTTTGGTGATACTGTATTTATAGTACATAGAAATAACCCTATAGTTAAAATAGTTAGAACCTCTGCATCTAATTTTGCAGTTAGTTTATTTACATTTGAAGAAGATGAAACTGTATCTGTAGGTGGTGCAAATAAAACAACACAACCATTTTTTAAGTATGCAGATTCAACAATATCTGTAACTCTTTCTGATAAAACAGCTGGTACTGGTAGAACATTAACAGCAAGTGCAAGTGCTTTTACAAGTGCATATGTTGGAACATATTTATTAGTAAATAGTAAACAAGTAAAAGTTACAGGATATACAAGTGCTACTGTAGTAACAGTTACAGTATTAGAAGAAGTAGATACTGTTGGTCCTCATTTTGTATGGGCAGAACAACTTATATCTTCTATTAGAGGATTTCCACAAGCAGTTACATTTCATGATAATAGATTATATTTTGGTGGTGTAAGAGATAAACCAGCATCAGTTATAGGATCTAAAGTAGGAGAATATTTCAATTTTGAAATAGGATCAGGTAATGCAGATGATGCTATAGATGTAACAATTACAGCTGATAGAATTAATGAGATAAGACATTTGATTAGTTCTAGAAATCTACAAGTATTTACTGATGGTGGTGAATTTTTTGTACCTACATCTACTGATACATCAGCTGTTACACCATCGAACATTGTGTTTATGAGGCAAACACCATATGGATGTAATAGAGCAAAGCCTGTAATATTTGATGGTGCTACTTTATATGCACAGAAAAATGGTAAAGCTATTAGAGAGTATTTATATTCAGATGTTGAAACAGCATATGCTTCTACATCTATATCTATACTAGCATCACAAGTAATTAATAATCCAGTAGATATGACAATGATTACTGGTACATCTACAAGACCAGAACAGTTTGCATTTTTTACAAATACAGATGGTACACTTGCATTATTTCATAGTATTAGATCTGAAAAGATAGCTGGTTGGACAGCATGGAGTACAAGATCTGGTGATAACTTTACAAGCATTTGTGCAGTAAATGAAAATTTATTTTGTGTAGTATCTAGAGTTATAGGTGGATCTACAATATATACATTAGAGAAGTTTGCTGATGATGATTCATTAACATTAGACTGTTCTGGTGTAACTACATTAAATCAACAAGGTTCTCCTAAAGTAAATGGAGGAAGCCAATCAGGATCAACCCTGAATGTAGATGGATATACATCAGCACCTAATCCTAATGATATTATATCTATTGCAGGAAACAGTACAGAATACACTATACAGACAGTAAATGCTACAGCATCTGGATACACTTTAGTATTGAACCAGGCTCTTGCTGCTACCCCATCAGATAATGCTGTAATTACTATAGTTCAAGGAAGATTACATAATACACCTACACACTTGACATCTACATCAGTATATGCTGTTGATGGTACTATGGCACTAGGAGTATTTACTACATCAGGATCTGATACAATAACTTTAAATGAAGCTCATGCTGCTGGTGTTAATATAGGTTTTAATTATAGCCCACAATTAGAAACTATGCCAATAGATAAAGAAGTCCAAAATGGACCTCTAACAGGAGAGTTTAAAAGAATATCTAGAGCAGTTATAGATGTATCTGATACACTTAATGTAGCTTTACAAGCATCAGATAAAACTGCAAAAAATTTAGTTATTAGACAAGTAGACTTTAATGTAGCTCAATCGGTGGCTAGTGTGACTGGTAAAAAAGAATTTTATTTTTTAGGATATGATAGATCGCCAACTGTGAAAGTTACACAAACAGAACCATTACCACTTAAATTATTAGGTATGGCTTTAGAGGTAGTATTTTAATGTCAGCTATTACACCAGCAACTATGTTTATGATCTCAGCTGGTATCAGTACTGCTGGTACTTTGATGCAGTTAAATGCACAAAGAGCAGCAACTGCTGAAATGACTAGAAGATATGAGCAAGAAGCAAAGGTTGCAGAGTTTGAAGGATTACAGGCAGAACTTGCAAGAAGAAGAGAAGTAGAACAAATACTAGCAAATAACAGAGCAGTAAAAGGTGCTAGTGGTGTAGGTGAGAGTAGAAGTTTTTTAGCTATACAACAAGATATTAGAAATGTATTAGAGCAAGACTTATCTAATATAGCCTTTAATACAAGCAAGATAGTTACAAGTTATGATAGAGCTATATATAATGAAAAATTAAATGCTAGATATTCTACAATAGGAGCTTTAGTAGATGCTTCTACTACTATAGTAAATGGATGGCAATACCATGATATGTATAGAGGAGCTAATGAAAAAACATTTGGTAAAAAAATTATAGGATTTAAGAATAGGATTATGCGTGGTTAAAATACAAAAAGTACAACCGACTACAACAGTATCACCATCATCAACTGCTGCAAGAATGGGTGTAGTAGATGTTGCTGTACCAAATATAACTGGAATAACACAACCAATATCTGATTCACTAAACACATTTGGTGAAGCACAAGCAAAACTTTATGATGCAAATTGGATGAATGATTACGAATATAATACTGGTATGTGGTTAAATAACAAAGTTAATGATGCTTTATTATCAGGAGAAAATCCAAACCTAGAACAATTTACAACTGAATCTTATGCTTACAATGAAAGTATATTATCAAATGCTCCTGAAAGATTAAAGATTGCAGCTGATGGATGGTTTCAACAAAAATTTATAACAAGTTTTGAAATACTAAGAGAACAAAGTAACAACATTACTTATTCTGAAAACAGAAACAAATTTGATGTTTGGTATAATAATATTGGTATAGATGCTGAATTAGAATATATGAACATAGCTAGATCAGCTAGTAATCCACAAGTAGCTATGGATATGATACACGAGTATAATGGTACTGTACTTACAAAGTTACTAGGATCTCTTAAATCAAGGTATGAAGCATTAGAGCCTTTTAGTCAGGGTGCTATGAATAGTGCAGACTTAAAAGTAAAAGAATTACAAATACTAAAACAATTAGAAACAAGTAGAATAAATGCAATTACAGCTGCTTTTTATCAAAATGTAAATGTACAAGATCCAGAAGAAATGGCAGCAGCTAATTTAGCTCATGCTAATTTTCAAAATGATTATATTTTAAATAAAAATAATGCTAGAGGTGTAAACTATGATGTCTTTACATCTGAAACTGGAGTGTCTGTTGGTGAAGAAGTAATGAATGAAGTTATCACACAGAACAATCAGTATGTAGCAAAAATACAAGGTAATAATTTAATAAAAAAAGCAGAACAAGATAGTAGTGAAGCTGTATCAAACTATAGTTTAGTTGAAGAAATTGAAACAAGTCTTTCTGATTTAAAGTCTTTTAATGGTAAATTTGACATCTTTATAACTAAAGAAGGACCAGCAGGTAATTTTACAAGAACAGTAACCTTTGATGAAATGAAAGCATATTTAACAAATCCTGATGGATTAAATTTAAAAATTACAGATGCAAAGATACAAAAGTTAGTTAGTCTTAACAATGCTAAATATAAAACAAGTCAAGTATTTTTTGAAAGTCTAGAAAATTTAATAGAAACACAGTTTCAAAATTCTGAAACAAGAATGAGTTTTGCAATAAATGAAAAACTATCTGATGATGAAATTACTCTTATGGGTGGTAAAGATAATATTATGGATAGTTATTATAATACAATATTTAAAAACTTTGGTTATCAAGACACTATTAATTTTTATGATAATGCAGACGAAGCAACTATGGAAACTATAGCAAAGGTTTTTCAATATGAAGAATACATACCAAAAGGTTATTCTGATTGGTTAAATAGCTTTGGACCAATACAGATATTACAAATGGAAACAGAAAATATTACAGAAATGATGAGTAATAGATTACCAACTTTTGAATTTTTAACTGGTGGTGGTTATACTAAACCAGAAGGTATGTCGGAAGATACTTTTAAATTTTATCAAGCAGCAAGTCAATATAAACAAGAAGGTATACCTATGAATATAATTTCACAAATGATGAAACAAAAAGCAGAAAGATCAAAAGATGATACTAATACTATTGTTTCAAATAATAGAGATTTTGTAAGTGGCTTAGAAGAAAATGATTTAAAAAACTTTTTTATAGAAAGTATGCTTGATATGTGGAAAGTTAGATTTGGACCAGATGGAGAACAAGCATCATCAATAGAAAAAGGATTTTATAGTTACAAATTTTTTGGTGCTGTTCCAGCGAGAGATCAAGCACAAGCCTATGAACAAGCAAAAAAGTTTTATGAAGATAATCAACCATATGTTGAATCTATTATTTTAGAAAGAGCTATGCAATATTTTGAATATTTATCCGAGCCTTTAGATGATGATGAACAAAGAAAAATTAGGTTTGAAAAATCTTTAATGTATGCCCTTAACAGTTTAGAAAAAGATAATTTTGGTATGACAAGTTTTATGGATAATGTACCTGGTACTTCTTTTAGATTTATGGGAGTTGAACAAGAACATGACAACATAAAAAAAAAAGATATACAAGCCTCTTTAGCTGCATTTACATATAATAACTTAACAAGAATATTAGAAGATCCAAATCACGAATTATATGAACAATTATCAGATCAATTTACTACACCAAATGGTGAAATATCTATACCATCTTTAGAAAAGATAAATGAACTTATTGAAAATGGAAATATATATTTATTATACAGAGAAGATGGAGGTATGGGCAAAGCTGCAAATTATGATGTTGTTGTACAAAATAGTGGTACAGGATACTTAGAACCTGAAAACTTTGATTCAATAAATACAATATCTTTTGATGGTGCTGCATTTAATCCAAATATATATACAGCAGGAGGTATGCTAACTATAGATAACTTAAGAAAAAATGTACAATTAGCACAGTCTAAAGAATATGGACAGATAGATTTTTTAAATGCTTTTGAAGCACAGTTTATAGCTCCTGTATCTGTTTGGTTTGCAGAAAAAGCTGGTGAAATAGATATAGAAGAAAACTATGTAGAATTATTAGCAGAACTTTATGCAGATGATTCTTTTTATAAATATTCACAGTTTCAAAATTTTTATAAAGATAAAAACTTTAACACAGAAGTAGATAAAACATATTTATTCAATAATATAAATTCAAGTATGAATGAAATTTTAAATATTGATCCTAAAAAATATAATAATGCAACAAAAAATAGAGTGTTTGATTATGTTAATGAAAAGTTTGGTAATTTTAATGGTTTTCAAAAAGCATTTTTTAGTAGGATTTTATTAGATAATCCTGAACTAAATAAACAAGAATTTGAAAATGCAGTTTATCAATCAGATAAACAATATTTTAGAAATTTATATACTAATGAATCAATACATAGTTTCTTTGATTATTTCTTTAAGCCTGAATTATTAAGTCAAAAAGCAAAAGAAATAGTAAATGAGTAATTTAAAAACATTACAGTTTGGCGATCAAGGTATCAAAATAAAAGACAAAAGTACCTTTGTTCAAAAACCAAAAAAGAAAAAAGTTGGATCTAATGAGCAAAATTTAAAATATACTAGAGAGTTTTTTACAAATCCTGGTCAAATTTGGAGAGCTATATCAGACAGAAGTTTGATTGGTGTAGTACCAAATATATATAATTATTCTAAATTTAATGATGAAGCTACTGGAGAGTATACACCATTTACAGATCCACAACTAGATGGATATATAGAGCAGTTTCCTGAAAAGTTTTTTGATTCTAGATCACCACAAGAATCTGCTTTTAGATTATCTAGTTTATTACAAAAAGCTAATGATTCTAAAAATCCATATTATAATGCTACTAGATTAGTTAGTGAAATATTATTAGATCCATCATCATTATTATTATTAAGTAGACCATTAAGATTTGCAGTATTTGGTAGTAAACAAAATAAATTTTCTACTATTGGTAAGTTAATGATTGCTGAAGAAACATTAAAACAAGTTGCTGATAGAGATAGAACATATATTGATGCAGTAGTAATGATAGGTGTAGGAGGAGCATTACATAAATTAAGTCCTATACTTAACAAGTATGATAAAAGATATAGTAAGTATAGATACGATCCTTCTAATGATAGAGGTAAAATTATAGATATTGATGAATTATCTGATGTTACTAGAACAGAAGCAGGAACTACAATTAGACAAATAGCATCACAAAATCCAGCAACATATAAACAACCTATTAATCCTGGAGTACCAAAAAATGTTAGTGCATTAATGAAAGTATTTAAAAATCAATATCCAGATATAAATATTATTTTAGGTCAAGGAAAAACTATAGGTAATAAATATATACCAGCATATTACAACCATTATAAAAATGAAATGGTTATAGATGTAGATGGTATAAAACAAATGTGGAAAGATGGTAGACCATTTAAAATTAACACAATAAATGGAGAAAAAATTATACCTTTTAAAAAAGGTGATTTCCGAGATATTAATGAATGGGTAGATTTTGTTATGCGACATGAGTTTGCACACAAAACATATAGAAGAAGAAAAGGTGAAACTAAAGCTGCATATGAAAATAGAATAAACAAGATTGCATATCAACAAATTTTAGATAATAGAAAAGATATTAGAAGAGTAGGTACTACAATGCTTGATGATTATAAAGTAATGGATCAAGAAGCATATAATTTTGGAAAATTTCAAAATGAACTATTTGAAAATATGAAATGGAATGAAATAACATATAAAAATACAGATTTAAAAAGTGCATTTGTAACTGGTTTAACAAAAAAAACACAAATATTATCTCCATTAGATTTTTTTATACATTCAGGTAGTAGAACAGGAAAGTTATTTGCTATGAATTTATTTACAAGTCCGTTGCCATACAGATTTAATTATACAGAAAATATTTCTAGTCCAACAAGTGTAGAGCAAATGAGAATGTTACAGTTTGGACCAAAACTAATAGAAGTTTTAGAAGAAGGATATAGAGTAGCACAAAGAATTACAGCTAAATTACAAGGTAAAGAAAGAAAAGGTTTAGAAAAAATACTAAACTGGAAAGGATTTTCTTCATTAAAATTTAAAGGCGTATTTACACCTGAAGAAGTTTTTAGAGAAGTAACTTATGCAAGATTAGCTGGTAATACACATGATATATCTGAGATAGCAGAATATGCTGGATTTATAGGCAATAAATACTTTGGTCCAATAAGAGAAAGAATAAATCAACTTGGTATGTTTATGTTACCAAAAATAAAAAAAGAAGAATTTGCTAATGTATTAGATAGTTTTTTTGCTAATCCAAGAAATAAAATATACAAAAACCCAAATACAGGAGAAACATTTACTAGAGCAGAAGCAGAAGCATACAAAGCAAATATTGCATTAGATATTAAATTAGCAAAACAATTAGATGATCCTTATTATGTACCAATAAATTATAAGTTTGACCAAATATCAACTCGGTGGGCAGAATTTTCTTCTCTACTAGCAAGACAAATGTCATTAGCAAGAGATAAAAATGGTGTTGCTGTTTTTACTCCAACACAGATAGAGGATATAGTAAATACATTTAAAAACTATAGTCCTGACGCTGCACCAATAAGACCTAAAAATGTAAAGCCTGGTATGTTATATCAATTAAAAAGTGGATATTTTTCAAAACATTTAAAAACTAGATACTTAAAAGACATAGACTATAGACCATTATTTGCTGCTGGATTCATAGAAGATAATATGCAGATTATGGCATCACATTATTTTAGATCAATAGCACCTGATATAGCTATGACTGAAAAGTTTGGTGATCCATATGGTTTTGGATGGTTTTATGATTCTAAAAGTGGATATGCACCAGGAATGATACAAGTATCAGAAGATTTATTGAAGCAAGGTAGTAACTATTATGGACTAGCACAAAAAGAATTTGTTGCTAGATACAACATAGAATTAAAAAAGATGGAAGATATTGTTGCTTTAGTAAAAAATAAATATGGATTACCAGAAAATCCTAATGGTTATTATTTTAAAACAGTTACCATGTTAAAAATTTTTCATAACTTAACAATGCTTACTGGTATCACACAAATAGCAGACATAGGCAGAATTATAGCTGTTGATGGATTGATGAGTACAGCTGGTAAATTAATACAGGCATATACAAATGGTATGGGTACAGCAATATTTAAAAAAGGTTTTAAAGAAGCTAACTTAGCATTTCAAGCAGTAGATTTATCTTTTGCAGATGCAAGAAGCTCTATTATTACTGGTAATGATACACTTAGAAGTAGTTTTACTGGTGCAGAAAAAGTATTTCAAAATTTAAATACACTAGCTTTTCGATATGGAAATATGCAAAACCCGTGGAACGCTGTTATTAAGACAACTGCAACAATTTTAGTAAATACAAAACTTTTAGATATTCTTGAAAGAATGATGAAAGGTAAAGCTAAAGCATGGGAGATTGGTTATATGGCAGACTTAGGATTAGGATCTGCTACTAAAGCAGATTTAAAAATTTTAGACGATATTATGAGAAACTATAAAAAACATGGTCAAGGTGTTGGTACAGAAAAAGGTATATATGCTACAGAATATAACAAACTAAAGTTTCCTAATACAGATTTGTGGGAAGATATAGATGCTACAATGAAATTTAGAGCTGCTTTGAATAAAGAAGTAGATAATGTAATTGTTACTCCAGGTTTATCTGATGCACCACTATTTGCAAATACTGTAGCTGGATCTTTATTATTTCAATACAAAAAGTTTGGATTAGGCTATACAAGACGAGTTTTATATAGAGGATTAATGGTAGATGATGGTAACTTTTTACAAGGTTTAGCAGCTTTAACTGCTATAGGTATGATGATTGATGCACTTAGAGCAAAACAAACAAATGCACAATATGATAATCTTACATTAAGAGAAAAAGTACTAAGAGGTGCTGAAAGAGGTGGTGTAGGTGCTATGTTTACCGATATTGATAGACTAATTATGGCTTTATCTGATAATAAAGTTGGTGTAAAACCTACATTGTTAGGTATCAAAGTACCATATGGATCATCTGTTAAAAAGAAAATGGGATCTGTAGCACCTATAGGATCTACAATAGGCAATATATATGAGATTATGTATGATTGGGGTAGAGGTAGACACAACCATCACACAGCAAGAAGATTAAGAAGAATGATACCATATAACAATTTATGGTACGCAGATTTTTTATTTGATAAAGTAGAGAAAGGGTTATATTAGTAAATTATGGCATTAGCAATATCAGATACATCACCTAGAGTACAGTATACAGCAACTGGTGGTCAAACTACATTTACTGTACCATTTGAGTTTTTTGCTGATGGCGACCTTACAGTAATTAAAACAGCTGCATCTAATGGTGCAGATACTACCCTTACACTTACAGCTAGTCCATCTTCTGCTACACAGTACTCTGTAACTGGTGCTGGTGTATCAGGTGGTGGATCTATTACACTTGGTGGTGGTGCTACTGTAAATGATAAATATACAATACTAAGAGATTTAGCAGTATCTAGAACATCAGACTTTCCTGTATCTGGTACATTTCCAATAGAAACACTTAATACTGAACTAGACAAAATTATTGCTATGATTCAGCAAAATGAAAGAGATAATAAGTTTTCTCCACAAGCTAAATCATCTACATCAACTGCATTTAACCTGACATTTCCAGAGTTAGTAGCTAATAAAATACTATCTGTAAACAGTTCTGGTAATGCTTTAGAATTTTCACAATCAATCACAGATGTATCTACTGTTGCTGGTATTGCATCAGATATTACTACAGTAAGTGGTATTGCATCTGCTGTATCTACAGTAGCAGGAATAGCATCTAATGTTAGTACAGTAGCTGGTATATCTGGAAATGTAACTACAGTCGCTGGTATATCTAGTAATGTGACAACTGTTGCTGGTATGAACAGTAACATTTCATCTGTAGTATCTAATGCAAGTAATATCAATACTGTTGCTGGTAATATATCCAATGTAAATACTGCTGCTGGTGTATCTAGTGCTATTAGCACAGTTGCTGGTATTAGTTCTAATGTTTCTACAGTTGCTGGAGTTGCTTCAAATGTCACTACTGTAGCTGGAATATCAGGAGATGTCACATCAGTAGCAAACATTTCTAGTGATGTACAGGCAGTAGAAGATATTGCCTCAAATGTAACATCCGTTGCTGGGATTGCATCAAATGTAACAAGTGTTGCAAATATAGCATCTGATGTCACTTCTGTTGCTGGAAATACAAGTAATGTATCTACAGTTGCTACAAATATAGCTAATGTAAATACTACAGCTTCTAATATTACAAATGTAAATACATTTGCTAATCAATATAGAATAGGATCTAGTGATCCATCATCATCTCTTGATGAAGGTGATTTATTCTATAATACTACAAGTAATGAACTAAAATATTACAATGGTTCAGCATGGGTTGCTATCGTTGCTGATACTGATGTAAAGGTAAAAGTAAGTGCAAATGATACTACACCAGGCTTTTTAAATGGAAAACTGGTTGCTGGTAGCAACATTTCCTTTACAGAAGGTAGTGATGGTGGTAATGAAACATTAACAATAGCAGCTACTGCTGGTGCTTCACTAGATGATGCCACAGCTCTAGCAATAGCATTAGGATAGAAAGGACCAAATGGCTAATACATTCAAAGTAAAAACAAATGATGCTATGCCATCAAGCTCTGGTACACCTTTGACACTATATACAGTACCAAGTTCTACAACTTCTGTAGTACTAGGATTATTGCTATG